CGTATTCAACTTTAATATTAAAATCAAAACCATCATCTTGGTCTGATAAATCTTTTATTGCTTGCCATACTTGTTTAAATTCATAATCGTAATAAACGCGGTCAATTAATACGCCAGATGTTTCACTACCAGTTATAACGCCAATATCGCCATAAGGAAGCAATTGTGCGTCGTCAATTAACGTTCTAACTATTTCTAATTGGTCGGTATTAGCAAAGTTTTCAGTAGTTGTAATTAATCTACGTTCAAAATAACTTTCAAATTCTCTGGCTGTAATAGATATTGCTTGTGCGTCAGAGTTATAAGAGCGCGCCCAAATAACACCGCCCCAAACTAATTCGCCATTCCTATCCACATAAATAGCGTTACGCGCAGGAAGCGTGGCGTTATCTACGTTATATTCAGCCGAATTAATACCAGATAAAAGAATATGCGCTTGAAAAGTTCCAGCCGTATTTAATTGTTGATTAAAACTAACGCCAGTTATCGGTAGTTCCGCAATAATCTCGTTAGTAAGTAAATCGGCAAACAGATACCGATAGGTAGTAGTCATAACTACTCATCGGAGTGACTGATATCAGCCGCGTCGGTATTACTAGACTCAGGCAACGCTAGGTTAGGTGGTTGTATCCACTCTACCCCCTGCCACGAAACTGACTCTTCATCCCACGCATAGATTTTGCCGTCAGTTGGATATGGAACAGGTGCTTTCCAAATACACGCTTCTTCATCAAATACAAAAGAAGCGTGTGCTTTGGGATTATAAAAAGCATCTCGTTCTTCATCATAAATCATACCCACTCCAGCGAACCGCTTACGAATACGACCACTAAAAGAAGTTTGAATCCAGCGACCACCCAAGTTCAAATCATTAGATAAAAACTCTGCTCCGCGTTGTTCTTCCGAGTCAGGTATCACAAGAACTCTTGTGACTATGTTATTGCTATCAATTTCCGCAAAATGCGCCATATCCACTCCTATCCTGCGTATCTAATAATAATAAATCCTGAACCGCCATTTGAAGCAATAGTTGCTGCGCTTCCGTAGTTTCCGCCACCGCCACCACCGGTATTCGCAACGCCAGCCGTACCAGCCAAAGTGTTCCCAGCATAATCAGAACCCCAACCACCGCCACCTAAACCGTAATTGTTTGAACCTGCAATACCGCGCCCACCTACAGCACCTTTACCGCCACCGCTAAAATAGCGAGAGCCTGAATAGACTTCACCAATACCTACGGCAGCAAGATAAGTGTTATAAGTATTTATCCCATTACCGCCAGCGACTTCACTTCCTACCGCAGCATTTGCTCCAGCAAATCCAGCACCGCCACCGCCGCCAGGGGCTAAATAAACTCCGCTTTGATGAAATCCACTTCCACCATTTTGACCTTGCCCTGATGTAGCAATACCCCCTGCGCAAACTGCGCCACCACCTGTGACTGTAAATCCAGCACCGCCACCTGAGCCGCCATTTCCGCCAGCGTTCTGAGCGGAATCATTATTACCTGCTCCAGCAGAGCCACCACCTACTGCGGCGGTTAGAGATATACCACTACCAGTTAGATTTGAGTTAGTGCCTTGATTACTTCGCGTTCCAGCAGTTGGGTCAGGTCCAGAGCCAGTACCTGCGCCACCTGCTCCGATACTTGCGGTGTATGTAGTGCCACTAGAGAAACTCACATTTGATGTATGAACATAACCCCCTGCGCCACCGCCGCCAGCCGAACCGCCACCGCCGCCAGCGACTACCAAAACATCAGCACCTGATATTGCTGCGGAAGGTATAAATGAACCAGTATTTTTAAATAGATGATAAATAAAATTACCTGCTTTTACTATCATTCCACCTGTCGCTTTTACGCTTGCGGTTGAGCCCATAGTCAAAGTAGCAGAGTATGGAAATGCGTGATACACATAACCGCCTGAAACAGTAATCTCTCCGCCAATTCCTAAAATAGTAGAGCCTGTATAACGCACTAATACCAAACCTGAACCGCCGAAGCGCGCTTGCGCCCAGTTGCTTACTCCTAGAGCACCTGTTGAGTTTTGCCCTGCTGTTCCACCGCTACCTGTATTTATTCTGCCTGAACCGATTGTGACATTTCCTGCGTTAGCAGTTCCACCGCCACCTAATCCAGCAGCACCTGAACTATTGGCATTGAGTGTGCCACCTTGTTGTAGGTTAGTACCACCGCCACCTGCGGCAATATAACGAGTACCGCCTGAATCTTCCCCATATCCAGTAGCGGTTAGCCAAGTGTTAAACGCGGTTGTTCCGTTTCCACCTGCACCTGCGGTTGTGCCTGTTGCGTTTCCACCTACTGCGCCCGAACCACCACCACCACCGCCCGTATAGTTAGTTCCTGTCGCGCCATTTCCGCCAGAGTTCGCATAAACTGTGGTAACTCCTGTACTTGACTGTGTGCTTGTTCCGCCGATTTGACCGCTACCAGAACTGTCATACGCACCTGCGCCTGAGCCACCATTTGCGCTCAGAATAGCGCGGCAAGAGCCACCGCCCAATGCGGCGGTCAATGTGCCGAACTGAGAACTTCCTGCCGCAGTAGCAGTAGGGGCTGACCCGACAACAGGCATATTTATTGCGCCAGCACCGACAGTTACATTATATGTTGTAGTAGTACCGATTAATTCATTGCTAAAATATAAAACCGAACCAGCACCGCCACCGCCATAATATCCAGCACCGCCACCGCCAACAACAACAATTTCAGCAGGTACTCCTGCTTTTGAACCTGAAATACCAGACGCAATAACTCCAAGAATAGGCATTAGGCAATATCTCCTATTACATACCAAGTATCAGTAGCGACTTTGATACAAGTTGCTGAAGAATATTGAGCGCGAAGTTTTGGTGCGGTAGCAGTTGCTCCAGTTGAAGCGATAGTAGTTGTTCCTGATGTAACCGCGTTAATAGTTACTTGCCCTGCTCCAATTTGAATAATATTAATTTGAGTTCCAGTTGGAAACGCAACAGAAGCATTTGTAGGAATTGAATAAGTTTGTGTTGCGGCATTAGAAGCAGTAACTAATTTTCCATTATCGGTAAGGACAAAAGTATAAGTAGTTCCTGTTTGCGCGTTTAGAGCAAGATTAATTTTAGGGTCAGTTAAAGTTTTATTTGTTAGCGTTTGTGCCGTTGTTAAATCGGCAGTTACGGAAGTATCTATTGAAAGCGAAACTGTACCGCTTGTGCCGCCCCCTGTTAATCCTGTTGAAGCGGTAACTCCTTCAATATCTCCTGCGCCTGTATAACCTAAAGAGTTCCACGCGGTTGAGCCATTACCTATTTTTACTTTACCTGTATCGGTTTCATATCCCCACTCACCAGCGGCAAGAGTTGGATTAGCGGAAGTCCATTGTGCGGCAGTTCCTCTACGTGCTTGAATTTGGGTTACTACAGCCATTTTAAGGTGTACCTCCATTTACTGTTTGCGTTGCCGCAATATCTGGGCTATAACCGCCTTGATAGGGTGCGATACTATCAAATGCGCCACCATCTATTTCGGTTAAAACCGTTGTGGTGGAAACTAATTGCCATTGAGAACCATCATAAACTTTTAAACCTTGCGAAGTATTAAAATAAAGGTCGCCAGCGCGTATGGCAGGATTAGAAATATCTGACGCGCTAGTAGGTACATTTGTAGGCGTTAAGGCTAAACGGCTCACGAAATATCACCCATTACTAACCAATTATCTGTGCTTGTTTGAACGGCTGTGGCGGTAGAGTATTGCGCTCTTAATTTAGGCGCACTTGCGGTTGCGCCAGTAGAAACAATAGTTACACCAGAACCGCCAGCAAACGTTACTTGTCCAGCACCTAATTGCGCTAAGTTAAGTTGTGCGCCTACTGGATAAGCAACCGAAGAATTAGGCGGAATTGTTAAAGTAATTGGTGAAGCATTAGAAAGTGTTACTAATTTACCGTTATCTGCTAATACTGTGGTATACGTAGTTCCAGTTTGAGTATTGATACCTAAATTAATTAAAGGCGAAGTTAAAGTTTTATTAGTAAATGTTTGCGCAGTAGATAAATCTGCTGTAATAGCAGTATCAATTGTAAGAGTTACTGCGCCAGATGAACCGCCACCGCTTAATCCGTTACCAGCAGTAACGCTTGAAATATCTCCGCTTTCTGGAATATTTGTAGTTACTAAAACGCGTGTATCGGTAATATTGCCGCTATTAATAGATAACGCACCAGCCGCAACCGCAACTGTTGCTAAAGAAATAGAGTTTGCTGGTAAAGAAGGCGCAACTGGCGAACCAGCAGGAGTTCCAGCAACAACTTGTAATACTACGTTATTTGACGAACCTGTATAAAAGGAATCATTTACCGTCATACAAACTAAATCAATACGTGGATTTGTTACGTCTGCGGTAGTAATTGTTAAAGTTACTTGCGCGTCATTGTAACCAACATAAGTTCCCATATTTGCTTGCGTTGTTCCAACAATTGCCGCCCAACCGCTAGCAACGCGAACGCTCATACCGACAGGTGAATTTGCCGTAACCGCCAAAGAAGTTGAATTAATAATTCCTGTGGTAGCCCAAAGTGCTTGCGTAGTTAAGCGGTCATTTTCCGCAGGGTGAGAACCATTTTGTAACCACGAAGGCGGTGTGCGTAGCGTCATTTATTCTCCTATACGAAAGCAGAGTTCCACGTTACCGTAGCACTCGTAACATTTACAAGTGTAGTTCCTGCGTCACCTGTTAAATAAAACAAATTATTGCCCGGTTCTGCCCAAAACCACTCACCAGAAATAAGAAGATTACGAGCAGGTTGTCCGTTCAATGTAATAAGTTTATTGTATAAATCAATAACAAGTAGGTCAGTATCGGCGTATGTCCCTGTAAAATTTAAGGCATATCCCTGAGTTTGATTACCAAGAACAGGGTCAGTAATTGGTCCGTTAAGCGTTATAGTCGGATAAGCATTTGCCCAACCGTTATTTGTAATAGTAGTAGTAATAAGAACCGAACCGCCACCATAAGTTAAGTTATAAGTGCGGTTATAAACGCGACCAGTAGGCGGTGTATAAGCCAGTAAAGCCGTTTGTTCGTTATTACTAAAATACGCTGGGTTAGGGCAAAAAAACTCTACTTGCGCAGTTATATATCCGTATGTGTAATTAGGGTCAACAACAGATGTAAATAAACGAACACGAGCGTCAATATATTGCGTATCGTTTGGCGGTAATAAGAAATATAACGGCGTTGTACCGCTAGTTTGTGGCAATAGAAAACGTTGAAGAGTATTAAAGTTAGTTTGAGCCGAATTTGTTCCATCACCGAATACGTTAAATGTAATGGTAATACTACGACCTGAATAAAAATCTCTACCCGAAAACATACCATCGGCATATCCTCGGTTATCATCTTGCGTTCTAAGTGATGGAACGCCTTCTAATCCAACAACGCTAAGAATTTGATATGGCGAATTGTTACCGCCAAACGTTAAACCGCCAAATGAAAACGAATAAGGTTGCGTTAAAGTAATCGTCATTATTCCACCTGCGCCATATATCTACCGCCACCACCACGGCTAGGCGGTGGAACTGTTACTGTTGAACCAAGTTTAATTGCCGCAATAGTTTTTTCGTGAACATCATACGCACTAACGTTAGTTGCTGTGAAATTTTGCGTAATATTAAGTGCCGCCATAGAACGTTCCTCGCCAGCGCGCCAACTGGCAACGCTTCCGTCTGCTGGTACGGCTCTAGCAATACTTGTAATAGGAACGTAAGGCAAAGTTGTAGTTTTAGGCAAAGTTGTAGTTTTAGGTAGAGTTGTAGTTTTAGGTAGAGTTGTGGTTAAACCGCCACCGCCACCGCCACCGCCACCAACCGCCGCAGAACTTTGTGCCGCCGCTAAAGCCGCACGTAATTGAGCAATAGCCGCAATTGTAGAAGCAATAGCACCTTTTATTTTGCCTAGTTTTTCATCAAATTCTTTGGCTATTTCGTTTAACGTATCAGAAAGTTCTTTTTGTGCTTCCGCAGTTGCCTCTGCCAAATCTTTGGCGGCTTCGGCTAATGCGTCATTTAAATCTTTATTTATTTCAGCAATACGTGTTTGAAATTCTTTATTAATAGTAGTAAGTGCTTCGGTTAAATCTGCTTGCGCTGACGCTAAGGCTTCGTCACGTGTTTTTTCTGCTTCGGTCATTTGCGCTGTAAATTCGCGGTTAATTTCCGCTTGCGCCGCCATATAATCTGACGCTTGTTCGGCAAGAAATATTTGTAAATCGCTTTGGGCTTCACGATAAGCCTTGTTAAGTTCATCAGTAGCAAGATTTGCGCCACGGTTCATAATTGTTGCTAATTGGTCTAAACCATTATCAGTTTGGTTTTCCATAGCACGGAAAGTTGCTTGTAACTCTTTAATAGTTTCTGGCGTTGCTTTCAAAATGCTATCGGCAAGTTCAGTTCCTACTTCGGGTCCAGCCGATACAACTTGTTCAATAAACGTTTGACTAAATCCAGCCGCCGCTAATTCAGAAGCCTTAGCCGCTAAACGGCGAGCGCCAGCAAGTTTGTTTTTAAGTGCGTCTAATAACCCTTCCGCACTTGCCGTTCCAGCCTCAACTAAACCTTTGAATAAATCTGTAACGCTAAAAGAAGTTCCTTGTTTATATGCGTTACGTAATCTATCAATGCTTTGATTAACAATATCTTGTAATTTTTGCGCGTTTGCTTTATAGATTTCAGCCACTTTTGCGGCGTTATCTTTTTCAAGTTTAGCCAAATCTTCGGCACGTTTAGTATTAAGTTTGCCCATTGTTTCGTTAAACGTTTTTTGAGCCGCTTGGGTTTTCTTTCGGTATTCTTCATTAGCCTTAGTAATATCGTCATTTTTCTTTTGTTCGGCTTTAATGGTTTCTTCTGCGGCTTTTGCGTTTGCGTTGGCAACTGCTTCGTTATATTTCTTATTAGCCTTAGCCATTTGTTCTTGATATTTATTTTGCGCGTCAGCAATTTTTTCGTTAAGGTCCTTGACGATTTTCATATAATCTTCGTTTTGCTTTTTAATTTCTTTTTCGGCAGCAATTTGTTCTTTAGTCTTACCGCCACCTGCTTTACCGCCGCCTTTTTTATTGCCAAAATCAGGCACTTCAATACCTTTACCGCCACCAATTTTGATGGGTTTATTTAACTTATCAAGATTAGCCGCTAACTCTTTAGCCTTCTTTGACGCGCCATCAGCCAAATCGGAAACGCCGTCTAATCCTTTATTAAGAATATCTAATCCAGCCTTAGCAAATTTACCTACGCCCGGAAGTTTGGATAACGCAGAAAGTAATGCTTTAAGAGGAGCAAATAATATTTTTAATATTGCTTCTCCTACTTTACCGATAATAGGAATAATTGAAGCAAACGCCATTAAACCTGCTTTACCAACCGATATAACCGCTTTACGGAAAGTTTCAGATTTATTCCAAAGCATTACAAATGCGCCAATAAGTAACGTTGCGGCAGTAAATATTAAACCGATAGGGTTTGCTTTCATAGCAATATTAAGTGCTTTAATTTGTCCAGTAAGAAGCAAGGTGGCAAGTTTTTGCGCTTTAGTAACAACTGTCCAAGCCTTAGTTAGCGCAATAGATACTTTAACGCCAATATTGTAAGCGGCTAATGCGGCAGTAATTGTTATAACTACTCCAGCAAGTATTTTAAATACTTCTGCGTTACGTTGAACAAATACAATGGCTTTTTGTAGCGTATCTACCATTGATTTTAAATACGGCAATATAACCGCGCCTATGGTATCGGCTACGTTTGATATTTGTTCTTTTAATACGACTAATTGACCTGAGAATGTTTTTGTATAAGCAACAGCCTGTCCACCGATTTTGTCGTTTAATTCGTCAAACGCTTTAGCAATTGCTTCGTTTTTAGGTAATGTTTCATCTAGCGTTATACCCATTTCTTTAAACGCTTTAGCATTACCCATACTTGCTTTACCAAGTATTGAAGCGGCGGAAGCCAAATCTATATTTTTAGCACGTGCTAAATCAGCAGAAGTAGCAAGAAGTGCTTGCGATTTATCTAAATCATTTGTAGTAGATAATAAACGATTTAATGCCGTAGCAGTTTCATCTCCGCCAAAACCTAATTTTGAATAAGCACCATCTAATTCACCAACCAAATCTCTATTGGCTTTGATATTAATACCTAAATTACTTAACGTTTGACCTAATTTGGTAAATGCTTTTTCATCTTCTATAACGCCTTTAACGCCTATTGCGGCAAATGCGGCAAATGCTGTTCCCATACCGATTAAAGCCGCAGTTGCGACACGGCTGGTTTTTTCCATTTTGCTAACGCTACCGCCAGCCTTTTCGGCTTGACCTTCCATCTTTTCTAACTCTTTATTTACCTCGCCAAATTTAGCAATTGCTTGGTCGGCAATAGCCTTAATTTCAAATATCGCAGGTGGGAGAAAACCAGCCATTATTTACCGCCTATGGCAAGGTTCTTACGAACAATATTAGGCGCAAGCACTTGAAACTTTTTAAAGGCAGGTGCCATATATGGGAAACCGCGCATAGCAGTAGTTCCTTTCCAAGAGCGTGGCGCAAAATTACCACCTAATTCTACCGCGCGACCATAAATAATTGTTGGTCCGACAATGGCTTCATACTTAGCAAAACCTTTTGTTATTTTTTCACCACGAATTGAACGCCGTAAATTACCTGTTCTATTCATAGGTGGTTGTCCAGCCGTTGCCTTTTCGCCTTTTGGTCTGCGCCCTTGAATTTCTTCTTTAGATAATTGGATTAATACCATCATCATTTCGTCACGAGCGTTACGCGCACCTTCGTCAATAGATTTCGTGGCTTTAGTAACGCTTTCTCTAACTAATTTCAGATTTGACGTTATCACTTTCCACCTTTTTCACTATTGCTGAAATATGAACCAACCAGTCCACAAGTGCGGCTGGCTGTTCATCTACTTGCGCAGGTGTCCAGCCAAACTCTTTTGCTAACAGAAAATAGAACCATTGTTCATCTGGATAACTAAAGGCTTCGTGGCGTTCGCCGCCTTCAAGTAACCATTTTAAACGTTGGAGTTGCCGAAAGGGCTATCAACGTCTTTCGTGGTTTCTTCATTTTCCGCTAAGGCTGGGAACAAAACTTTTTGTGCCTCTTTAGTTTGTTCTGTTAGAAAATCGTAATCCGCCATTTCCATTTCATCTAAAACAGAAATTTTGACCGAAGGAATTGGTAATTCCAAATCCCAACTATCAACCATTATGGCAATAAGTCCATCAGTTAGCGATAACGCTTGCATAATGCCTTGTTCAGCACTTGCCGCGTTAGCATAAACTTTTTTGCGGTCTTTTACCTTTAGTTCCTTTGGGTCTTTTAGAGTTACCTTTGCCTTGCTTACTGGTAAAACTACTTCTTTCTTAGCCATTTTATTTCCTTCCGTAGTTGCCTTCCGATTTATTTAAATAAGGTGTTGAGGGGTGGGAGTAGGGGAAGGCGACCTACTCAACCAACCCCCTCAACACTTCTGTTCTGGCTATGCGTAAGTGCCAGAAGCCTTTGCGTTTTGTAGAACCCACTTAATAGGAGCAAATCCGCCAGTTGAACCAGCGTCAGTTGTATTTCCTTGTCCGTTTAGTTCTACTGTTACGGATACAAAATCGTCACCACGTTCAATTGCGGCGGCGGTATAAGCACCCTTAGTAATTGTTGCTTGAATTTGAACAGCACTTGCGCCAGCGCCGTATGCCCAGTTAAGAACAATTGCTGGTTGTGTATTAGTTAAATAACGTGTTAGTTCAGCGTCAGAAGTCATAATAAACTTAACTGTTCCAGTTACTTCAAGTGGTCCAAGAAATACTTGAAATGGGTCTTGTGTCTGACTAATACCGTAAATAGGTGTAACGGCACGTGTCATATCAATATTTCCTTCCATTGAATATGAAACTGCTGAACCACCGATAGATACAGTTCCTTGCCATACAGGAGTTGGCAATACTGTGCTAAATGATGGTGTTGGGTCAGTTGTTGTGCTTGAAGAAAAACCTGTGGTCTTTGTATCAAATTCCAACATTCCGTCAGCGTTAAACTTCAATGAGAAATCAGAAAATTGGCAACCTGGAAATCTACGAACATTTACCGCATAAAAATCGGTTAGTGTGTAAGAAATTGGTTGTGTATCTGTTCCCGATGTTAATGAATTTTTCAATGAAATTGTGTGCGTATAAGGTGCGCTTGCGCCAGATGTGGCAACCGAGCCCATAATTCCTGCTATTGAATATCCAATTGTGTCGGCAAATACTGCGCCGCCGTAATCAAATGTGGAACGTTTTCTGCCCGGAATATAGTTGTAATTAACTACATTAGAACCGCGCAAACCAGTATCGTATAGTGGGTCAATAACATCTACTGGTTTTAAACTGTCTTTTGCTACTGGTATGAAATCGGTTGGTGCTACTGCTGTTCCTTTTGTGGCTTCTTTGGCGATACCCACATAAGAACGCACCGAGGCTTGTACGGTCATTATTCACTCTCCTGCTTTTCTGCCAAAGGCGTTGCTGTGGCTGGTTTAATTGCTGATTTAGCCGCGCCAACTGGAATAACATCTGGTGCGCTAAAGTTATCAGGCGCTTCAAATTCTTCGTTTGGTTTGACTAAAACTCCAAGCGAAGGGAACACGCGCTCATCTGTTCCGTTATATTTATATTTCATTTGTTCTCCTTATGCTTGTACCATCTCGGTTACGTCAAACTGAAGTTCCGCAAACGTTTCCGTTGCGCCCTCTTCCGTTGTGGCAGGTTCGCCGTAGGTCGCGCTAATAATAGGTTCTGCTCCTTGCCAAACTAAAGTGCCGCTTTCGTCACCGAAGTTATGGTCAGAGCGTAACCTAGTCTTAATATTATCAATAAGTGTATCAAAATCCAGCATAGCGTCGGTAGCGTTGCGTTGTAGGCTATGGTGATAAATCTGTAATATAACGGAATAATCAACACGCTTCCAGCCGTTATGTGCGCCACC